GCTGGTGGTGTTCCCCGAGTCCGATGCGATCACCGAGCGTGCCAACGACCGCGTCACGCGGGAGCTGACCGTTCGCATCGTCGCCCTGGCCCGGGCTGTGCCGCCCGTCGCACCCGAGACCGAGGCCGACCGGCTGCTCACCGCCGCGCACGCGGCGTTGATGGCCGACCTGAACCTCGGTGGCCTGGCCCTTGGCATCCGTGAGCAGGAGTGCGAGTGGGAGGTGGAAGACGCCGACGCCGTGGCCGCCGCGATCCCGGCGCGCTACGCGATCACCTACCGGACGCTGGCGCGCGACATCTCCTCACCAGGATGAACCCATGACTCCATTTGTCTTGAAGCGCCCGCACACCCACGCGGGCATGGCCTACCAGGCCGGCGACCGGATCGACGTCGAAGCGACCACTGCCGACTGGCTGATCGCCCACGGTGTCGCCGCACCAGATGCCGTGCCGCCGAAGGCTGACTCCGAACCCGCTGACCTCAAACCCGACCTTCCCCGGTCCCAACGCAAGGAACCCAAGCCATGAGCACCTACGCCAGTTTCCAAGGCCGCGTATTCCTCGGCAAGCGCGACATCGCCGGCCTTCCCATCGAAGTGCGCTCGCCCGGCAACGTTGCCGAGCTGAAGCTCTCCCTCAAGACCGACGTCCTGGAGCACTACGAGAGCCAGACCGGCCAGCGCTCGCTCGACCATCGCATGGTCAAGCAGAAGTCGGCCACCGTGAACCTCACCATCGAGGAGTTCACCAAGGAGAACCTGGCGCTCGCGCTGTACGGCACGCACGTGGTCGGCACGCCGGGCACCGTGACGGAAGAACCCATCGGCGGCGCCACGCCGACGGTGGGTGACCGCTACTTTTTCGCCCACCCCAAGGTGTCCTCGCTGGTGGTCGTCGATTCCGCTGCTACGCCCGCCACACTGACCGCCGGCACCCACTACACCGCCGACCTGGACTTCGGTGCCCTCCAGTTTCTGGATATCACCGGCTTCACCGCGCCGTTCAAGGCGAGCTACGGCTACGGCGTGGCCACCGAGATCGGCATCTTCACGCAGGCGCTGCCCGAGCGTTACCTGCGGCTCGAAGGCGTCAACACGGCGCAGGGCAACTCCAAGGTGCTGGTCGAGCTGTACCGGGTGGCCTTCGACCCGCTCAAGGAGATCTCCTTCATCTCCGACGAGTACAACAAGTTCGAGCTGGAAGGCTCGCTGCTGGCCGACAGCACCAAGCCCTTCGACGCGGTGCTCGGCCAGTTCGGCCGCATCGTGCAGCTCTGACGGATGGGTGCGCCATGAACGATCTGGACACCCTCGTCCCTCAAGGGATCGAACTCGTCATCGACGGCGAGCCCCTGGTGATCAAGCCGCTGAAGGTCGGGCAGTTGCCCGGCTTTCTGCGCGCCATCTCGCCGGTGATGCAGCAGATCTCGTCCACGGAGATCGACTGGCTGGCGCTGTTCGGCGAGCGCGGCGATGACCTGCTGTCGGCCATCGCCATCGCGGTGGGCAAGCCCCGGGTCTGGGTCGACGAGCTGGCCGCCGACGAGGCGATCCTGCTGGCGGCCAAGGTGATCGAGGTCAACGCCGATTTTTTTACCCGGACGGTGATGCCGAGGCTCGACGGGGTGCTCGCGGCAGGCCTGAAGGCGCCAGCAGCGAAGGTTGGTTCGACGCCATCCAGCACCTGATCGAGCACGGCCACCGCTTGCCCGACATCCTCGACTACACGCTGGCGCAGTTGCGCGGCTTCATGGTGGCCACGACCCGGTCGGACGCTGCACGTGACGCCCGGCTGCTGTCACTGCTGGCCATCGGCACGCGCGGCGACGCGCGTCAGCTCGACAAGACCCTCGACCGCCTGACAGACCATGCGCATCTCGATCCGCATCGATAGCGCCGCCGGCAACGCACAGTTGCGCCGCTGGGGCGGCGAGTTCCGGACCAAGGTGCAGAAGGCCGTGGAGCGCGCCATTCGCGCCGAGGCCACTGAAATCAAGGACGACGTTCGTGGCCACGTGGCCGGGCAGATGGCCGTGGTCAGGAAGTCCTTCCTCAAGGGCTTCACCGCCAGGGTGCTGGCCAAGGACCCGAGCCGCCTGCCGGCGCTCTACGTGGGCTCGCGGATTCCGTGGTCGGGCATGCACGAGACCGGTGGACAGATCGCCGGGCGGATGCTGATCCCCTTGCATGGACGGGTCGGGCGCAAGCGCTTCAAGGCGCAAGTGGCCGAACTCATGCGCGGCGGCAACGCGTACTTCATCAAGAACGCCGAGGGGAACATCGTCCTGATGGCCGAGAACATCAAGGAGCACGACCGGCCGCTGTCGGGCTTCAAGCGCCGCTACCGCAAGGCCGAGGGCGTCAAGCGGCTGAAGCGCGGCGCCGATATCCCCATCGCTGTGCTCGTGCCCAAGGTGGTGCTCAAGAAGCGCCTGAACGTCGAGCGCCTGGTCGCGGGCCGGATACCGCGCCTGTCGGCCGCCGTCGGGCGCGAGATCAGCGTCGTCGACTGACCCATGGCCAAGCGAATCTCCATTCTCGTTGCGCTGGAAGGTGCCGACGAAGGGCTCAAGCGCGCCATCACGTCCGCCGAGCGCAGCCTCGGTGAGCTGTCGAACACGGCCAAGACCAGCGGCGCCAAGGCGGCCGCGGGCATCGCCGAAGTGCGTGCGGGCATGTCCGCCTTCGGCGAGCAGGTCAACCGGGCCAAGACCCAGTTGCTGGCGTTCCTGACGATCAATTGGGCTGGCGGCAAGGTCCAGGAGATCGTGCAGATCGCCGACGCGTGGAACATGATGTCCGCGCGCCTGAAGCTGGCCACAGCCGGGCAGCGCGAGTACGTCACCGCGCAGAAGGAACTCTTCGCCATCGCGCAGCGCATCGGCGTGCCGATCCAGGAGACGGCCACGCTGTACGGCAAGCTGCAGCAGGCTGTGCGCATGCTCGGCGGCGAACAGCAGGACGCGCTGTCGATCACCGAGAGCATCTCGCAGGCGCTGCGGCTGTCCGGTGCGTCCGCCACCGAAGCCCAGTCTTCGCTGCTGCAGTTCGGGCAGGCGCTGGCCTCGGGCGTGCTGCGAGGCGAGGAGTTCAACTCCGTCGTCGAGAACAGCCCGCGCTTGGCGCAGGCCCTGGCCGATGGCCTGAACGTGCCCATCGGTCGGCTGCGCAAGCTCGCCGAAGAAGGACGGCTCACCGCCGATGTGGTGGTCAACGCGCTGATGAGCCAGAAGGACAAGCTGGCCAGTGAGTACGCGCAGTTGCCGCAGACGGTCAGCCAGAGCTTCGAGCGCCTGCGCAACGCCTTCGCTCAGTGGGTCAGCAAGGTCGATGAGTCCACCGGGTTCACCAAGAAGCTGGCCGAGGCGTTGACCTTCCTGGCCGAAAACCTCGACACGGTGATGCAGTGGTTGAAGCGGATCGCCGAGGTCTGGCTGGCGGTGCTGATCTACCGCCTGATTCCGGCCCTGATCACCGCCTGGCAGACGGCGGGAGCGGCGGCGGTCACGGCGGCCACCGCCACGTCGGCGGCGTGGGCGACCGCGAACCTGTCGGTGTCGGCGGCGGTGGCCAGCGTCGGCCTGCTCAAGACCGCGTTCGCTGTCCTGGGCGCCTTCCTCGTCGGCTGGGAGATCGGCACCTGGCTGTCCGAGAAGTTCGAGATCGTTCGCAAGGCCGGCATCTTCATGGTGGAGATGCTGGTCAAGGGCATCGAGCAGCTGCGCTACCGCTGGGAGGTCTTCGCCGCCGTCTTCACCTCGGACACGATTGCCGAAGCGACAAAGCGCCACGAGCAGCGACTCGCGGAGATGAACCAGATCTTCGCGCAGATGTACGCCGACGCCTCTCGCGGGGCGGAAGCGGCCAAGGGCGCGATGAACACCGCCGCGACGACCGCCGAGGAGATCGCCAAGCGGCTGGAGGCCGTGCGCCAGGGGACGCAGGAAGCGGTCGGCCGGGGCATCGAGGCGGTACACACGGCGCTGGAGCGCCTGAAAACCCGGCTCGGCGAGGTCGAGCAGGCCGTCGGCAAGGCCAACCAGACGGTCAACGACGCCACCGCCAAGATGGCCGAGGCGTACAAGGGCCTGACCTCCATCGTCGAGGCCAATCTGCTGCGGCAGATCGAGGCCGTGAAGGCGCGCTACCAGCAGGAGCAGTCGGCGCTGGAGACCACCAAGCAGTCCGAGGCGGCGCTGATCACCAGGGCGACGCAGCTGCTCACCGATGCGCTGACCCAGCAGACGACGTTGCGCCGGCAGGCGACGACGGACACCCTCAAGCTGATCGATGACGAGTCGCGCGCCCGCGGCGAGGCCGCGCGCCGGCAGGGGCAGACCGAGGAAGAGCGTCGCGCCAACGTCCAGCGCGTCGAGAACGAGATCCTGGCAACCAAGCGCCAGACGATGACGCAGGCGCTGGCCGAGTACCGGCAGCACATCGACGCCCTCAACGCCGAGGCCAACCGGCACCTGGCTGAGATCAAGCGCATCGAGGAGGAGAAGCGCCAGCTCTCGATGACGACGGAGGAGCGCATCCGCGACATCCGCCGTCAGGGCATGACCGAGTTCGAGGCGACCGAGGACCGCAAGCGTCAGGTTGCCGAGTACCAGGAGAAGGCGCGCACGGCGTTGGCCAACGGCGAGTTCGAGCAGGCCCGGCAGCTCGCGCAGAAGGCGATGGACCTCGCCTCGCAGGTGGCCAGTGCGCAGACCAGCGAGGCCAAGCGCGGCGAGGATGCGCGCAAGCAGTCCGAGCAGGCGGTGACGCAGGTCACCCAGCTCGAGGCGCAGTCACGCGAGGCCTACCGCAAGCAGGAGTACGCGCAGGCCGAGGCCCTGATGCGACAGGCCGACCAACTGCGCGCCGAACTGGCGCAGCGGACGAAGGAGGCGGACGCCCAGATCGCCCAAGGCAAGGACGGCGTCAACCAGGCCATCCAGCGAATCCGGGAGTCCGAGGAGATCCTCAACCAGACTCTGGACGCCGAGGCCAAGGCTCACCAGCGCGCGGCGCAGGCGGCGCTCTCGGCGCGTGATGAGATCCAGCGCACGCTCACCGAGACGTCCAACCAGATCGACCAGATCACCGCGAAGCTCGCTGAAGGGCTCAAGGTCACACTGGACGCGGACACCTCGCGCTTCGACCAGGCGATTGCCGACCTCGACAAGGCCATCGTCGAGAAGCAGTACCTGCTGGCGATCCAGGCCGATCTGCAGGAGGCGGAGAAGAAGCTCAAGGAGTACGAGCAGCTGCTCAAGGAAGGCAAGACGCTGCCGGTCGATGCCGACGTGTCGAAGGCAAAGGAAGCGCTCGACAAGCTCAAGGTCTACGCCGACCAGAACTCGCAGTTCGAACTCAAGGTGGCCACGGAGAAGGCGCAGGCGGCCATCGGCAACGTCGAGCGGCAGATCCTGGCGCTGGACCGCATCCAGACGGAGTCGCGCCACCAGGTCAACTCGAACGCGGACGCTGCCCGATCCGAGATCCTGAGCCTCAACGGTATGAACACGTCGAGCACGCACACGATCTACGTGCGCAAGGTGGAGACGAACGCCACCGGTGGCTTGGTCGGACGCGGCGTGCCTCAGTTTGCCGACGGCGGCGCGGTGTCGCCGGCATTTCCAAGGATGAGCGGCGGCTCCGTCCCCGGCTCGGGCCACCACGACACGGTGCCGCGCACGCTGGAGGCCGGGGCCTTCGTGATCCGCAAGGCGGCGGTGCAGAAGTACGGCGGAGCCGCCCTGGCGCGCTTGGCCAACGGGGTGGCGCGCTTCGCTGTCGGCGGCCCAGTGCGAGTGTTCGGAGGCGGTCGCTCACTGGCTGACGGCGAACAACCCAGCCCGCCGAAGAAGAACCGCGAGGCGGTCGAGGCGCTGAAGATGATCGAGCTCGGCCTCCAGGGCATGGACCAGTACACCGGCTGGCTGCAGTGGAACCACGGTGCCTCGGTCAGCCTGGACATGCGTCGCAAGACGATGGAGTACTGGGGCACGATGGCGCGCGATGACCGGCGCGCGCTCGATGAGTTCATCGGCCGCAAGACGCTCACCGGGAACGAGCGCCAGACCCTGGAGCGAATCAAGCAGAACTGGCGACAAGCCATGGCGCAGCCGCTGCTCTGGGGCAAAGACCTGGAGCGCGAGCTGATCGACTACATGGAGCAGAACCAGGGCGAGTTCTACCGGCGCGGCGGTATGGCGAAGTCCGACAGCGTGCCGGCCATGCTCACGCCGGGTGAGTACGTGGTGAACAAGGACGCGGTGGCGCGCTACGGCTCGGGCTTCTTCGAGGCGGTGAACAACCTGTCCGTGCCGGCCAGGGCGCTCGCTCAGCGCGTCCAAGGCTTCGCCACGGGCGGTCTCGTTCGGCCCGTGGGCTCGGCACCAGCCCGCCCGGTGCTGCCAACCGATGGCACACCGTCCCGGACCGTCCGGGTGGAGCTGGCAGCAGGCGACCGCAAGGTCACCGCCACGGTCGATGCGCGCGACGAGTCGCGCCTGCTGCAACTGCTGGAAGTCGCCCGGGCCCGGGCGGTCTGAGTCCCATTCCCATGCAACTGAAGAACCTCGCCACCGGGGTGGCTCTGCCATTGCCCGACGACCTGCTGTGGACCGACGAGCACGCCTGGACGCCTGCCGTGGCATCCCTGTCCTACCTCGTGACCGGTGCTCTGCTGGTGCAGTCCGCCGTCCGTCAGGCTGGGCGGCCGATCACGCTGGCGGGCGCCATCGACATGGCCTGGGTGACCAGGGCCACGGTTGCCACGCTCTACGAGTGGGCCGCCGTTCCTCTAGGCGTGAGCAGCGGACGTTTCGAACTGAAGCTGGCCGACAGCCGTGTGTTCGAGGTGGCTTTTCGGCACGGCGATACGCCCGTCGAGGCCGAGCCCGTCGCCGGGTTCCCCGCCCGATCCGACGACGACTTCTACCGACTGACCCTGCGATTCCTGGAGCTATGACATGCCGATCCAATCCGGCGACGTGAAACTGCTGAAGTCCGCCGTGATGGCGGACGTGCCGGAAGGCGGGGGCGCGCCCACCGGGATCACCATCGCCGACGGCGTCTCCAACGCCATCTTTCCGGACATCTCCGAGCTGGATCGTGCAGGCGGCAGGGTGAACCTGCGCAAGTCCTTCGTCTCGGTGCAGACGGGCGACACCGACACCTACTTCGGCGCGAATGTCATCGTGGCCGAGCCGCCCCAGGACCCGCGCGTCAGCGTGACGCTGTTCAGCACGGCCAAGACCTTCGACACGCGCGAGCAGGCCCAGGTTCGCATCGAGGCCTACCTCAACAAGGGGCCGGAGTGGGCCGGTTATCTGTTCGAGAACCACATCGCCGGCCAGCGCGTGATCCAGTTGTTCCAGCGCACGACCGACACCATCCCGAACGTCGGGCAGACGCTGGTGCTGATCGAGAACGAGGGGCTCGGCACGCAGAAGGAGCAGTACGTGCGGGCGACTTCGGTCTCCGTCGTCGAGCGCACGTTCACCTACAACAACGACCAGGACTACAAGGCCAGCGTCGTCACGGTCAGCATCAGCGACGCGCTGCGGCACGACTTCACCGGCTCGCCTGCGAGTCGCACGTTCACGCGCATCGGCAGCGCTACCCGCGTGCGCGACACGGTGGTTGCCGACGCCGGCACCTATGTCGGGGTGGTGCCACTCACCCAGGCGGCATCCGTTGGTGACTTCACCATCAAGGGCGCATCGATTTACACCCAGCTTGTGCCGAGTGCGCAGACCGAGACGCCAATCTCGTTCGTGCCGCCGTATGCCGCTGCGGGGCTGCCGGTGCCCGGCGCCGTGGCGGTGAGCTACACGGCAAGTCACGCCTGGACGCCGACCGTGGCGTTCAACCTGCCGGGCGGCTGCCTGCCGGGATCGCTCTCCATCCAGACGGCTGGCATCACGATCTTCGACGACGCGGGTCTGCTCAAGACGGCGAGCGGAACCATCGGCACCATCGACTACGCCAACGGCATCCTGACCCTGAACTCGGGCTCGATGTCGAGTTCGAAGGCTGTCACCTACACCCCAGCCGCGCAGATTCTGCGGGCGCCGCAGAGCTCCGAGGTTCCGATCACGCCGGAGTCGAGAAGCCAGTCCTATGTCGGTGCCGTGCTGCCGGTGCCACAGCCCGGGACGCTGTCGATCAGCTACATGGCGCAGGGGCGCTGGTACGTGCTGTCCGACGGTGGCAACGGGTCGCTCAAGGGTCTCGACACCAGCTACGGCGCGGGCACTGTCAACCGCAACACCGGTGCCTTCGTGGTCACCCTGGGCGCGCTGCCCGACGTCGGGTCGTCGCTCATCCTGACCTGGAACGTCCCGACGCAGGAGACGCAGCAGCCGTCGACGACTCTCAAGGCATCGCAGACCCTGGTCTTGAGTCCACCGGCCGACAAGGCGGTGCAGCCGGGAACGCTGTCGGTGTCATGGGAGTACGACGGCGCCAAGACTGCGACGGCCAACGCGGCCGGCGAGATCTCCGGGGCTGCCACGGGAAGGGTGAGCATCGCGCAGAGCCGTGTGGAGTTCGCCCCCAACGTGCTGCCTGCAGTGGGAACGCTGCTCACCGTCAGCTACGTGGCAGGCCCGAAGCAGGAGGACAGCTTCGCGCACCCCTCGCGCAACGGCGCGGGCCAGGTGCCGGTGACCGCCACGCTCGGCGCCATCGAGCCCGGTTCCCTCGAAGTCGAGTGGAACACGTTGACCGACGAGGCGGTGCTCGGGGCCTACACCATCCAGCAGCTGCTGGAGATGGGCGTGGCCGTGTCCATCTGGCGCGATCCCATCCAGATCGCCCGCGACAACGGCAGCGGCGCCGTGGTGCTCAACGGCATCAGCATCGGCACGGTGAACTACGCCACTGGTCAGGTGGCATTCAACCCCGATGTCACGGTCCGAATTCCGCGACCCAACTACACGGCCGTCGCCATCAACGGCACGGGCCGCTGGCGCCTGAACTACAGCGGCTTGTCCTACGTCGACGCGCCGTCGGTGTACCCGAACGATGAATCCGGCTTCGTGAAGCTGCGCTACAACAGCGCGGGCTCGACGAGCAGTCTGACCGAGACCATCCCGTTCTCGCCCTCGTTCAAGCTGGTGCCCGGCGTGAACGCCCAGGTGGTGAGCGGCACGGTCCTGCTCACCGTGGCAGGCGCGCAGCCCTGGGGTGACAACGGCCAGGGAACGCTGCGCGAATTCACACCGAGCGGCTGGGTCACGCGCGGCGCGATCAACTACCTCTCCGGCGACGTGGCGCTGACCTCCTGGACGGCTGGCACGGACAACGCGATCACGCGCGCCAGTTGCGTGACCACGGTCGGAGAGAACATCTCCAGCGAGTACGTGTTCCGCACCGGCGCGGCGCCGCTGCGCCCGGGGTCGCTGTCCGTCCAGTTCGCCCGCGCGGTGGGTGGCACGCAAAGTGTGACGGCGGGGATCGACGGGAAGATCGAGTCGACTGGCGTCACCGGCGCGGTGGACTACGAGAGCGGTCTGGTTCGTCTGCGCTTCGGCCGGATGGTCACCGCCGCCGGCAACGAGAGCCAGCCCTGGTACGCCGCCGAAGGGGTGGGCGCCGACGGCAAGATCTTCAAGCCCGAGCCGGTGGCGGCCTCCAGCGTGCGCTACAGCGCCGTCGCCTACAGCTACCTCCCGCTGGACGCGAACCTGCTGGGCATCGATCCGGTTCGCCTGCCCAGTGATGGGCGCGTGCCGATCTTCCGGCCCGGTGGCTTCGCGGTGGTCGGGCACACCGGGCGCATCACCACCTCGGTCAGCAACGGGCAGACCATCAACTGCGCGCGGGTCCGCCTGTCTCGGGTGCGCGTGGTCGGCCACGACGGCGTGGTGATCCACACCGGCTACACCGCCGATCTTGAAGCCGGCACCGTCACCTTCAGCGATGTCTCCGGCTACAGCCAACCGGTGACCATCGAGCACCGCGTCGAGGACATGGCCGTCGTGCGCGACGTGCAGATCAGCGGCGAGATCAGCTTCACGCGGGCACTGACGCACCAGTACCCGGTCGCGAACCCCGGCGATCCGGCGTCCGGGAGCTTTGTGTCGAGCGCCCTGATCGCTGGGGATCTCTTCGCCCGCGTCAGCCTGGTGTTCGATCAGGCCACATGGAGCGGCGCCTGGTCGGATGCGCTGGTGGGCAGTGCCGCCACCGCGACGTTCAACAACACGCAGTACCCGATCCAGGTCACCAATCGCGGCGCGCTGACCGAACGCTGGATCGTGCGCTTCACCAACAACACCTCGTTCGATGTGATCGGCGAGAACGTTGGCGTCATCGCCACCGGCAACACCAGCGCCGACTGCGCGCCGAACAACCCGGCGACCGGTGTCCCGTACTTCCACCTTCCCGCGCTCGGCTGGGGCAACGGCTGGGCCACCGGCAATGTGCTGCGCTTCAACACCATCGGCGCGCAGTTCCCGGTGTGGGTGGTGCGCACCGTCCAGCAGGGGCCTGAGAGCGTGCCCGACGACAACTTCACATTGCTGATCCGCGGGGATGTCGACACGCCTTGAAGGCGTGGGTGGACACCCCCTGAACTCACAGACTGGAACTCACGACATGCCTGATCTCACCGTCAAGTACTTCAACAGCGGCATGACCGGCGCGCCTCAGATCGCCAACAACTGGGGCGATCTGGTGAGCATGCTCGATGCCTGCCTGGTCAACGGCTTCGCATTGAAGGCCATCGACACACTGACCTCGGCGGGCGGCATCGCCACGGCCACGATCTCGTCCGGACACGCCTACCGCCCGGATCAGGTCGTGCTGATCGCCGGCGCCGAGCAGCCCGAGTACAACGGGCAGTTCCGCGTCCTGACGACGACCACCACTACCTTCACCTTCGCGGTGACGGGCACGCCAGCCTCGCCCGCCACGACCACGTCGAGCCTGAGCGCCAAGGTGGCGCCGCTCGGCTGGGAGAAGCCGTTCGCCGGGACGAACAA